TTACATGTCATTTTTATTACATATATTATAGGAATAATAAGTTAATAAGGTTAGATCTGCGAAAATTTTCAATATTCTGGGAAAAACATATAATAATTTCATTTCTTGTACTCTTTGCGGTGCATATTTTTGAGCCAAGTAAAATGATAAACCCGACGCCATACAAGGCACAAAACGATAAGGTACATCTGTTGCATCCGTATAAGTCGAATCAGCATCTTGAATTCTTTTGACAAAATAAATATGCATATCTTTTGATGCATTAGAAGAATCTGCCGTTGGATAAACAGTTATAGTAGTTTTATCAACAAGTCTTTGAACGAAATATCTAGAAGGAGTTCCTTTAGATAATTTATTCGCTAAACCTGAATAGGTTGATCGATCTGTTTTTGTAAGTGTAGAATCAGCTTGATCCGTATCTCCTTTATCAGATCTAAGGGTAGCTTCTAAAACATCAGCTAAACCATAAGTAGATGTTCCTGTTGTTCCTCCAGCTGTTGTTGCAGAAGTACCGTCGCCCGTAGCTCTATAGAAAATATATTCAGCTTGACCTTCAACAAGATCAATATTGGTATCGCCTACTTCCCAGTAGTGCAAACCTCTATTGCCCCATTCTTGAAACATTACATTTAAAGAACGTCTTGCTGTTTTTAATTGATACCCCGAAACAGATTGTAAGCCAATTCGCTCGTAGGCTTCTTCAATTATTTCATCTACAGCAAATGTCTTGTCGAACGTTACTGTTCCGGAAGTAGTATTAGCCATGCGCTACCTCCTAATATAGCTTCTTAAATTCTGCTACAATAGTATACATGTTTCCAGAATCTGCTGCACCTGGAACCACAAAGTTTACATCACTTTGGTTACTGTTCGAAGATTTATCTGCTGGTATGCCACCAAATTCTCTAAAATCCCAATAGCCTGTTCCTGTTAAACCAAGAACTGGAATGTCACCATCTGAATCTTCTTCATCTAAACGTGCATAAGAGTCCCCGCCATCGCCACCTTGACAAGAAAACCAAATTCTTTGTAGATTTAAATGCGCAACTGAATCTCCTGCAGCGTTTGAATCTAATGCTGAAACATCTCCAAAAACTGTTGTTCCACCATTTCCATCTGATTGATTTACTATTTTGATAACAACTCTTACAGCATTTTGCTGTAGAATTGTTGGTCCTGTTACTACGTCTGCCATAATCCCTCCTTAATCAAGATTACTAGATGGGGCCGAAGCCCCATCATATTTTATTTATTAGCCGTTATTGTAATCAAAAGCTGCGCCAGTGATTTTAATAACTAATTTACCTGCTGTGTAAGCTGCTTCAGTAGTATCTCCACAAGTTAAGTAAAGATATTTCTTAGTTAATGCTGCAAGTGTTGATCCACCATCAGCAGAAGCATAGAAACCTAAAGTTAAGTCACCATTATTAAATAAGTTTGTTCCGCTCGTTACTGCTGCATTTTCTGCATCAGTAGCTGTTGCTGAACAATCTAGATTAATGTCTGGATCTCCACCTGTTGGTACTTCTAAGCATGCCATTTCGATTTCGAATGGAATACCATTTACACCTGTTGTTAGTTCTGCGATGTAAGCATTAGCTGTTCCACCATCAGTGCCAATGATATCATTTGCACCGCCACCAGAAGCTAATCCACCATGTAGATCGATTAGAATCGTAGTGTAGATAAGACCACCAACTTTATTAACAAAAGTGTTAATTGCATCATCAGCAATTCCTGATCCATGCGCATTTGGTGTAACTTTGAAAATAGTAGCTGCTGTACCTAAACTTCCATTGTTAGTACCTGTTGAAGTACCTGCTGCTACAATGTTGTTTCCAGTGCTAGCAACTTTTTCTACTTCCATACCACCAGCTGCTTTTATAACAGCGTAATCTACAAATGCTCCTGTAGTTGTGTTCTTAGTTGTTGCTTTTATATCGCCATCGGAACGTACCGTTCCATTAAACGTTGTTGTTGCCATAATTAAATCCTCCTAGTTTCTGAACATAGTCTCTAGGCCGTCGACTACACGCGTCTATGTTCTAAATTAATTGTATAGTGAATAAAATATATATGAAATTTGAGTAGAGTGCAAGAGATCCCTGCATAAAAGTACGTTTTCAGCGATGTGGCGTTTATCTAAGTTGCCACAGAAACTTGGGCAGCTGACTCACTGATTTTGTTTTCTCTATCAGCAACTTTAAATTCTTCAGCTTTGATCTCAGTGATGATACTTTTAATTTTCTCATCAATTTCGACCATGTTGAGAGTATATTTACCTTGTTGCTCATACTCCAACTGCCATCTCAACTCCAAGGACCTTTTTTGTTTGTATAGGTCTTCGGTCATGACTAACCTCCTCATAGGTTATTCTACGGGTATCTCGAAACATTCCCTCTGATTCCCACTTTATAGACTTTTCTCCTAGTTTGTCAAGGATTGATTTCTCTATAGATTCACGATTATCCTCTGCTAAAACTTCAAATTTAGCATGATAATCATAAGCCCATATATTAACTAGAAATTGTCGCATTTTTCTTTCTAAAAGTAAATTGTGGCGGAACTATGTCCGCCACAAAATATTTTATTATGCTCCCGGTGATCCGAAAATACCTCTCCAGTCGGAGAACCCAAATGAGTATCTCTCTCTAGCTTTGTATCTTACGTTTCCAGTTGTAAAGTCGCCTTCCATAGCTGTTTTTAATGGTGCTCTTACAAAATGTTTAAGACCATTAGGTACATCTGTTTTAATGAACCAAGCATCTGTATCAGTTAAGTAATGATTCACAGTATAACC